CCTCATATAGGTAGTTCACCCGTTTACGATATTCGGTATAATTTTCCGCTTCAATCCTGACGATTGCATGCAGAGACTTCTTACCGGAATAAACTAGGCAGGCCACCGGCAGCTCCAGCTTTCTAATAATGGCATTCTGGGTTTCAAGGTTCATCGTGTCTGATTCAACTAAGGCATAGCGATAATCCGTTACATTTTCATTCTTGCAGCCCTTCCCGTCCAGCGGGTTAAACCGAATCCAAGCCCCTACTTGCGGCTTATAGTCTCCTAAAACAGCGCCAAGATCATCATTGCACCTGGAAAGCGCCTCAATTAACTCACCGGCTGTCCGTGACCACACCCCCTTGGTTGGCATAAAACGGCCATCTTTTTCCCAAGAGTCCGTCACATAGCCCACCGTTTCGGTAGAATCGAATAGGGCTTCCAAGTACCGGATAAGCTCTTGAGCTGGGTGCCAGGAGTTTGGTCCCCGAAGCTCCTCACCCTCGATCCAGGCCGTATCTACTATTTTTAGATCATCTTTATCCCCTACATAGGCATCCCAATCCAGGGCTAAAATCGGCCCATCATCTATAGGTGCAGGATGCCAACCTTGGTCTTTGGCCAATTGGACAATGGTTGCTGCCGTTACCGGATCACTTCCCCCGCCGTGAAATGTTTTCCACTTTCTTTGGCATTCTCCAGTATGATAACGAGCAACATCTCTTTGGGACCAGGTTTCCCATACTTGGGCGTCGTAGCCTTCATGGTTAAGGGCCATCCCCACGCTAACCCATTCCTGGTAGTTTAATAAAGACGGATTTATGTGCCCTAATATTTCTAATAGATCTGTGTTGTACTCTCTCATAGCCTGCCCCTTAGCTGTTTACGGCTTGCTTTACCCGCTGCTCTTGCGGCTGATAGGTAGCCGGGTTAATCCCCGCAGGCACTCTCCAACCGGATTCCGCAATTTGTCCAATAAGGCGGGTTGCATCTACCATCGCCCATGTCCCGACATGCTGAAAATCACGACTTTCCAGTAGCCGTATCTGCTTAGGTGTAGCCAAGCCTGCCTCCCGCCGGGCGTGTAGCCGGTCCAACAAGACACTTGCCTTGCCGGCGCTATCCACATCGTCCGGGAATATGCCGAACTTCTCCAGGGATTGGAGTTGCTTCATCGTAGGCGGTTTCCCTTCCCAGCCAAAGGACGGAACATAATTGGCCAGGTCCTCAGCCTGGATAGACATTTCAAACTGAAGCGGATCAACCAATTTACGCTTGCGTCTTTTCATTTCTTTTAGCTTCTCTGCCAAAGCCGCCTCCCTGTCTGCGATAACATCTTGGCTGGCCCTTTCTTCTGCTGCTTCAAGGTCCATAGGCGCCTCAGCTTCAGCAATATTCTCCGTCATTTTTTCAGCCACTTCTGAGGAAGATGTGATTAGGTGGGCCGGGTGGCATAGCTCATGATTTTCCGTATGCCATAAAAAATCCAGGAGAAGCAAATGATCTTTATCCGGATATAATCGCGTTCCCCTGCCTACCATTTGGCTATATAAGCTTCTCACCTTAGTCGGCCTTAAAACCACCACGCAATCAACACTGGGGCAGTCCCAGCCCTCAGTTAATAGCATTGAATTGCAAAGGACATTGTAGTCGCCCCGATCAAAAGCCGTCAAAATATCTGCCCGATCCGCACTTTCGCCATTAACCTCTGCAGCGGCAAAGCCCTTACTCTTTAGCAGTTGGCAGAACTTTTGACTGGTTGCAATAAGGGGCAAGAAGACCACTGTTTTTCTATCCATGCAGTACTTGGACATCTCCTCTGCGATGCCTTCCAAATAAGGGTCTAACGCCGTCCCCACATCTCCGGCAGAAAAGTCTCCGGCCTGTTGACGGACGGCCGACAGGTCAATCTGCAAGGGAATGGTCATGGCCTTAATGGGCACCAGGTAGCCCTCTTTTATGGCCTTTGGCAGGCTGTACTCATAGGCTAACGAATCAAATATTGTCCCCAGATTACGCATATCTCCCCGGTCTGGGGTAGCCGTAACCCCCAAAACCCGGGCCTGGTCAAAATAATCGAGTATTCTTTTATAGCTGTCTGATACAGCATGGTGCGCCTCGTCAATAATAATGGTATCAAAGTGATCGGCTGCAAATTGTTTTAGCCGATTTTCCCTCATGAGGGTCTGCACCGATCCTACTGTAACTCGGTAAAAACTATCCAAGCTGGATTCCTGAGCCTTTTCCACAGAGCACATAAGCCCTGTGGATGCCTTTATCTTGTCAGCAGCTTGACTAAGGAGCTCCCCCCGATGTGCCAATATAAGCACACGATGACCGGCACGAACACACGATTCCACCACCTTAGAAAAAACAATGGTTTTCCCTGTGCCGGTCGGCAATACCAAAAGCAGGCGCTGTTCACCGCTTGCCCACTTGTCCAGGATGGCGTCATGGGCCTCTCTTTGATATGGCCGTAATTCCATGCTTGATCATCCTCCTTTCTTCTAAGCCTTACACTTTCTAAAAACTGCCGGGGGTGTAATTGGTCATTTGCTGCTGAACCGGTCCCGTTGCTTGCTGCGTTTTCACCGTTGGCTGTTGGTAAGCCTGCCCTTGTGGAACAACCGCCTGCCCTTGAATGGGACGCTGCTGAATGGTTTCCAGAGCAGGCAGAAAGTTTTTCACTGCATTTGTGGTTCTTTTTTCACCATTTTGATTGGTGTATTCCCGCTGGTGGATTTCAGCCTTCCCGGTGGCACCCGGGACAGCTTGCCAGTTCATTTGAACCCGTTCGCCCGGTTTTTTCTGCCCGATGGACGTAAAGAACTGAGACAGTTTCCACTCCATTTTAGTATTAAGTAAGAGGCTTTCATTAAGTTCTACGGGTGCTTTGCTGGTAGGATCTGTTACCTGGATTTGAACTGTAGCCCGCGGGCATGGGGGCATCTTTTCGCTACCGTTAAAGTAACCGCGCTCCAGGCTTAGAACCTTAAAGTCGTAAATCCCTTCCGGTAATAAAACAAAAGAATCATCCTTTTCAATATAGCCTTCCCAGTCCAAGGCCTGACCCAGGTCTGCAGCGGGGTTAAAGTTGTTATCGTAGCTCATTATTTTCCTGCCTTTCTGGTCTCTTCAATCATTTGGTATACGGCTGGCCATGCTTGTATCAGCACAGCTTCAATAAATCCGTCATCGTACATATTTATTGGCGTATCCACCGGGTAATAGCCTTTGGCACCAACCACCTTGCGAATCTCACTTTCACTAACATCGTTGGCAAGCATAAGGTCCAATAACCCCTCATGTCTAATATCTAAATCCGATGGAAACAGCGCTTCTGCAGTAGCAATGACGTCAGGATCTGTGATTTCTGTCCCCGGAGCCTCTTGTTTTGGGGATAACTGACGAGGAGGGTTTTGTGCAATATCAGCAGGGGGGGTAACAGAAGCTTCCGGTGCAGGTGCGGGGATTGTTTCCGGCCCTTCCATAGATGATGGCGATGCACCTTGTTCAAGCGTCTTTGCTGTGCCTTGGGCCGCCTGCATAATATCAGTTGTATCAGCAAAAATATGCTCAATTTTGCCATAGTCCATATCCAGCTTAGGCGGCAATCCATGCCTGTTTTTAGCATCCCAAGTTGGCGTATGGCTGGTATACATAACCCGCTTGCCGCCTTGCGCCTTGTTTTTACCTTTACGGGCTCCCTGATTATCTACATTGACCACAAGCGTTTCATAGTTACAAAAGAGGAGCATATCTGCCCACTCCTTCAACAGTGGCGCTGTTTTCTTTTGCAGCTTAAGTTCCCAGCGGTCATAAGCGCCCATTTCATCTGGCTGTTCAAACTTACGAATAAATGAGTGCGCCGTAATCACAACGTTAATGCCGCGATCAATAAGATCACTTAAGCGATTTAAAAATCGTCCAAACTCTTCTTCTAGGTAGGTGTATCCTTTTCCGTAGCTAATGCCTTCAATGCCATCCACCTGATGTTTGGCGCAAATCTGTTGCATACAAAGTTTTTCCGCCCAATCTGCAGTATCAATAACCAGCGTTTCACATAAGGGATTTGCACTGATATAGTCCACTTCTTGAAGTAACATTTGCCAACTGGTTGGTTGAGGTAGGCGGGCCACATCCAGTTGAGCCGAACCGCCCTCTGTGTCTATAAAGATGGGGTTAGGAAATTTGCTGGCCAGCGTCGTTTTTCCGATGCCTTCCGGACCATAGATGACAACCTTTTGCGCCCGCTTAATAACACCGCTTGTAATTGTAAACATTAAAATTCACCTGCTTTCCAAGCCGTCTGTGCTGGTTGCATACCTGCATGCGCAGCTGGTCTTTGTTGCTCAAGAATATAGCCGTCCTCAATAATGATGGTGCACTC